AAGAGCCGGAAGAAATCAGCGGCAAAGGCGGCTGAGAAGAACAAGGCGGACAACGCCGGGGAGTGATCAAGATGGCGACGAGCTATGCGACCGTGAACGACGTCCAGAACCGGACCATGCGGACGCTGAGCAACGACGAACTGAATCTCGCAAAGAAGCTGCTGCAGGACGCGGCAGTGATTATCGACCTGTACGCACCGGGGGCGCAGACGGACGCAAAGAAAATCGTTTCGTGCAGGATGGTGCTGCGGGTCTTGGGCGACGGAGAAGACACCGGCGTGCCGGTGGGAGCCAACCAGGGCACACAGTCGGCGCTCGGATACAGCCAGACATGGAGCTTCCCCTCTGCAGGATCTTCCGGCGAGCTGTACCTCGCGAAGATGGAAAAGCAGATGCTCAAGCGCGGAAATACGATCGGAAGCCGGAGCCCGGTGGAAGATCTGGTGCCGGAAGGCTGCTTTGAGGAGATGGACTGATGCTTCGGGGAATCACGGTGACGCTCTGGGAGCGGACGGAAAACGGCGTGGACGCATTCAACAAGCCGCGCTACGACGAGACCGCGGTACAGGTCAAAAACGTCCTGGTGACGCCGGCGGGCGAGACGGGAGAGGAACTCCTGGACGCGACGGATCTGGTAAGCCGGGAGGCGGATTACACGCTTGCGATCCCGAAGGGGGACGCACACCGGTGGGAAACCGGATGCAGGGTCAAGTTCTTCGGTGAATCATTCCGGATCATCGGGAAGCCAACGAAGGGCATCGAGGCGCTGATCCCACTGTCCTGGAACATGAAAGTGCGGGTGCAGCGCATTGAGTAAGGTCAAAATCGAGCTCAACTATGCCGGCGTCGGAGAACTACTGCACTCGAAGGAAATCGAGGGCGAGGTAAAGAGAATCGCAAACCAGGTGTCGGCGAGCGCCGGCGACGGATACGCGACGGATGTCTATCAGGCCGGGACTCGTGTGATCGCATCGGTCTACACGGAGACGACGGAGGCCATGAAGGACAATCAGGAAAACAACACCCTGCTGAAGGCGGTGAGCGGATGATGATTGAAACGATCCTTCTCAGAACACTGGAAGCGGCAACAGGCTGCCCGGCCTACATGGAGCAGCCGGAGGACAAGCCGGAGCGCTATTTCGTCCTGGAGCGGACCGGGGGCGGCGAGAGAGGCGCGGAGATGCGGGACGCGACCGTGGCTGTGCAGAGCTATGGACCGACGCTGCTGGATGCGGCAGCACTCAATGAGCAGGTCCTCGAGATTATGCAGGAACTGCAATATAACGAAAAGTCCGTGATCAGCTGTGTTTTGAATTCAAACTACAACTTCACAGACACACGGACGAAGAGATACAGATACCAGGCAGTATACGACCTGGTTTATTTTGCATAAAGGGGGAAAACCATTATGGCAGGCGAAACCAACAATGAAGCTTATGTATCCACCGGTAAACCGAAAGTCGGCGGTGCGGTCTTTGTGGGCGCGACGTCGCTGACGCCTCCGACGGACGCCGTGACGGCGCTGCCGGCAGGCTTTGCGGGCATGGGCTATGTCTCCGAGGACGGCGTGACGCAGAGCCAGGAAGTCAACTCCGAAGAGGTCAAGGCATGGGGCGGGAATACCGTTCTGGTCACGGAGGACGACAAGTCCGAGACCTGGCAGCTGACTTTCATCGAGATGATGAACATCAACGTCCTGAAGGAGATCTACGGCGAGGACAACGTGACCGGAAGCCTCACGGCCGGGATTGCGATTGCCTCCGGAACGGAAGCGCACGAGGCGCGGTGCTGGGTCATTGACATGATCCTCAAGGGCGGCGCCCTGAAGCGCACCGTCATCCCGAAGGGCGTCATCACCGAGATCGGGGACGTCGTGTACAACGACACGGATCCGGTCGGCTATCCGGTCACGATCAAGGCAACCAGCGACAGCGCCGGAAAGTATCATTACGAGTACATCAAGGGCGGATCCTGATGACGAGCGGAGGAACAGATCATGACACATGTGGAACTGAGCTGCGGCTTTGAGGCGGACATCGACGAAAGCGCTGCGGACGATATGGAATTCCTTGATGCGCTGACCGCAATGCAGAAGGGCGATCTGACAGGAATGTCTGAGATGTGCAGTATTCTGCTGAAGCCGGAAGAGAAAAAACGTCTCTACGATATGCTGAGAAACGAATCCGGCCGGGTACCGGTCAAGATCATGGGCGAGCAGATCACCGAGCTCATGGGGCAGCTTGGAAGTAAAAAAAAATAATCGAGCTGTCGGTCTTCCTCCAAGACCGGGACAGCCTGATCTGTGACTTCGCGGAATACTATCACCTATTTGAATGGGAAGCGCTGCCGGTGGGAACACAGGCAGCGCTTGCAGCAGGCCTTCCGCCGGAGTCGAGGTCGAAAATGAAGCTGAACGGACAGAAGCATCCGCAAAGCCTGCTGATGCTGGCCATGATTCTGGATACGGTCAACATCATGGCATGGAGACAGACGGAAAACGGAGTGGAGGGAAAGAACCCACCGAAATCGGTATACAACATTCTGATGGGAAAAGAGAACACGCAGAGTCAGAATGAGTACCAGACCTTCGACAGCGGCGAAGAATTTGAGGCCGCACGAAATGAAATCCTCAAGAGAGGAGGGTATATCCAATGACAGAAATCGCGAAAGCATATGTGCAGATTGTCCCGACGACGAAGGACATGAAAAGAAACCTGCAGGACGCAATGGCACCGGCAGCGGACAAGGCCGGACAGAACGCCGGCAAGGGATGGTCTTCAGGATTCGTCGGAGCGGCAAAGGGAGCAATCGGAGCGGTAACGGTTGGAGTCACTGCAGCCGGTACAGCGGCCGCAGCACTGACAAAAAGCGCGGTCGAAAGCTATGCAGATTATGAGCAGTTCGTCGGCGGTGTTGAAACTCTGTTCGGGGACAGCGCAGGCCAGGTGGTTAAGGACGCCAGCGACGCGTTCAAGACCGCCGGGATGTCTGCAAATGACTATATGAACACGGCAATTCAGTCGGCAGCGGCGATGATCAATTCACTCGGCGGTGATACGGAGAAGGCTGCCGGCCTGATGAACATGTCGATTACAGACATGTCAGATAATGTCAATAAGATGGGCACGAACATGCAGAGCGTGCAGGATGCTTACCGCGGGTTCTCACGCGGTAATTTCACTATGTTGGACAACCTGGCGCTCGGCTTTGCAGGCACAAAAGAAGGGATGCAGGAGCTGCTGGACAAGGCAAAAGAACTGTCCGGCGTGGATTATGACATCAACAGCTATTCCGATATCGTGCAGGCAATTCATGTCGTACAGACGGAAATGGGGATCACAGGGACCACGGCAAAAGAAGCAAGTGAAACCATCGCCGGAAGCACCGGAGCAATGAAGGCAGCCTGGCAGAATCTGGTCACCGGCCTGGCGGACGGAAATGCAGATCTTGAGGGCCTGGTGAACAACTTGGTCAAAACCATTGTCGGCGAGAACGGAGAAGGCGGAGTGGTCGGGAATATTCTCCCGGCAGTGCAGAGAACGTTCGACGGCGTCACGCAGTTGATCTCGACGGCGGTGCCGCAGATCATCCCGGTAGTAATTCAGCTGATCACAGAGAATCTGCCGAAGCTGGTGGAAGCCGGAATGGCGGTCCTGCAGGCGCTGGTGAAGGGAATCGTGGACGCACTGCCGCAGATCATGGACGCGGCAACGGAAATTATATTCACGATTGTTGACGGCATCATCGACGCGCTGCCGGAGCTGATCCCGGCGGTGGTGGAGGTGACGCTGACCATCGTGGAGAAGCTCACGGAGCCGGACACACTGATGAAGCTCATCGACGCGGCGTTCCAGATCATCGGAGCGGTCGCGGAGGGCCTCATCAAGGCGCTGCCGACGCTGATCGAGAAGGTGCCGACGATCATGGGGAATTTGCTTCAGGCAATTCTGCAGTTCCTGCCGCAGCTGCTGGAGAGCGGCGCCAAGCTGGTCATAGAGCTGGCAAAGGGCCTGCTGCAGGGCATCGGCGACGTCGTGAAGGCCATCGGCAATGTCGTGGGAAAGATCAAGGACGCGATCATGGAGAAGGTCCAGCAGGCCAAGCAGTGGGGCGCGGATCTGATTCAGAACTTTGTCGGCGGCATCACGTCCAGAATGAGCGGCCTGATGGGAACGATCCGGAGCATCGGCCAGGGCATCAAGAACATGCTCGGATTCTCCGAGCCGAAGGAAGGCCCTCTCAGCGATTTTCATACCTACGCACCTGACATGATGCAGCTGTTTGCCAAGGGGATCCGCGACAACGAACATCTGATCACCGATCAGATTCAGAGGAGCTTCAGCCTCGGCCCGACCTTCGCGGCAGCGGCGGCACCGGCCGCAGCGGGAACAAG